CAAGAAAAAAATTAAAATACATACAATATATTCTCAAGAACATAGATCTCCTGCGGTTCCTGGTGGGTTATCGTGCCACGGATATGGGTCTGTTGTCACGGTCACTGCCACCATGGGACTCTATGCTGCAGCTAGCATATTAAATCAACTCAGCATACAAAATGATACAAATTAAAAACCTTACTGTAAAAAACTTCATGAGTGTGGGCAATAGCACACAGGCCATTGATTTTAATCGACAGGATCTTACCCTGGTGTTGGGAGAGAATCTGGATCTGGGCGGTGATGGCAGCCGTAACGGCACAGGCAAGACCACAATCATCAATGCTCTTAGCTACAGTCTATATGGACAAGCACTTAGTAATATCCGCAAGGATAATCTTGTAAACAAAACCAACAATAAAAACATGTTGGTCAGTTTAGATTTCAGTGTGGGCGGTAAAGATTACAAAATTGAGCGTGGTCGTAAACCTAACTTGCTAAGATTCTTTGTAAACAATCAAGAACAAGTGGTCACAGACGAAGCACAAGGTGACAGCAGAGAAACACAGGATGCAATTGAGCAAACTCTAGGCCTGAGTCACGACATGTTCAAACACATACTAGCACTTAATACTTACACAGAACCTTTCCTAAGTCTTAAAGCAAACGATCAGCGTACCATTATCGAGCAGTTGTTGGGCATTACCATGCTGAGTGAGCGTGCCGACCGAATCAAAGAGCATAATAAAGCTACCAAAGAAGGCATCACACAAGAAGAATTTAGAATTCGTGCTGTTCAAGAAGCTAACAAACGTATTGAAGAACAGATTGAATCATTAAAGCGTAGACAAACATTATGGACCACCAAACATGGCGAAGATATCACGGAACTTGAGAAAGCCCTTAAGGCGTTACAGAATATACAGATTGAAAACGAGATTGCGGCGCACCAAGATCACAAGGCGTGGGATCAAAAAAGAAAGGATATCAATGAACTATCTGGTCAGATCTCAAGAATCAAATTGGATATTAATCGGGAAGAAAAGCTGGCGGCCAAATTATCAAAAGAAATCGAAACGCTTGAGAATCATGAATGTCATACGTGTGGGCAGGCCTTCCACGACAGTAAGCACGAACAAGTTTTGGAAAGCAAAAAGACGGAGTTGGCTACAGCTCGACAGAGTGGCACGGAATATAGCACCCTCTTATCAGAATTGGAGACTGCCCACACAGACTTGGGCACGCTAGGAAAACCGCCCACAATGTTTTACGATAAAGAGTCGGATGCTATACAACATCAAGCCACTTTGTCTAATTTAGAACAACAAATCTCTACCAAACAAATAGAAACAGATCCATATGCAGAACAGATTACAGAAATGCAACAACAAGCCTTACAGGAGGTAACATATGACACACTTAATGAGCTTACTAGGTTGCAAGAACATCAAGAATTCTTGCTCAAACTACTCACCAGCAAAGACAGCTTTATCCGTAAAAAGATTATTGAACAAAATCTTAGCTATCTAAATGCTCGACTCACACACTACTTGGATCGTGTGGGCTTGCCGCACACTGTGGTATTCCAAAATGACTTGACTGTCAGCATTGAAGAGCTGGGACGTGAGTTAGACTTTGATAATTTGAGCCGCGGTGAGCGTAATCGTTTAATTCTTTCTATGAGCTGGGCATTTCGTGATGTGTTTGAAAGTTTATATCAACCTATTAACTTGTTGTTTATAGACGAGATGATTGACAATGGATTGGATACGCAAGGTGTAGAAAATGCCCTAGCTTTGCTCAAACACATGAGTCGTGAACAACACAAGAGTATTTGGCTAGTAAGTCATAGAGACGAACTTGCTGGGCGTGTAGAAAATATTCTCAAGGTCATCAAAGAAGGTGGATTTACAAGTTACAATACGGATGTAGATATTGTTTAATTATCGTATAGTACACCTCGAAATTAGTAGTAAATGTGTGCTAAAGTGTCCACGGTGCCCTCGAACAGAATTAAATTTAGATCGATTAAACCAAGAGATAACACTTGCAGATTTTAAATCTGGATTTCCTGTAGATGTATTATCTCAAATTGAATATTTTATATTTTGTGGGGATATTGGCGATCCTATATATGCTACAGAATTTTTAGAAATTATTGAATATGTCAAACAGCATGGCCAAACTCGCATAAAAATCATAACCAATGGCAGTTATAAAAAAGCCGATTGGTGGCAAAGATTAGGACAGCTATTAGACCATAACGATCTAGTAACATTTAGTGTCGATGGGTGGGACAATGAATCCAATAATCGATATCGAGTTAATAGTGATTTTGAAAGTATCATACTAGGCATCAACACTTTACGAGCATCAAGTGAGTGCCTGATACAATGGTCAGCAATATATTTTGCATTCAACCAACATAAAATTAGCAACATGCAAGAATTTGCAAAATCGTTAGGATGTAATCAGTTTCAAACCGTTAAAAGTTCAAAATTTGATGGCAGATATATGTTAGGCAATGTTGATCCATTGAAACCTGCTAGTCAACTGGTTGCCTCTACCCTGGTCTACGAAACCAATATAGAGATATTAAATTCTAGTAAATACATATCTATTGTTCCAGCAACACCTGTTTACCCACACCAATGGGCCAAGTGTTTAAATTATAAAAAAGAGTTGTTTATTGGAGTTGATGGGGTCGTAGCACCTTGTCCTTGGTTTAACAACAGTTATCAAGACAATAGTTTTATAAAAACATATCGCAATTGTTTGTCAATTAAAAATCGATCATTCTTTGAAATACTTAATGATGTTGAGTTGTGGAATCAACTAGTAACAAGTTTTGATACTGATCCTTTAGAAATTTGTCAACTAAAATGTAAAAATGCCCAATAGTAAAATATTTTGTAATATTCCTTGGTTTGAAATAAACATTAATCATGATGGTAGTTATGATTTATGTGGCTGTCAGAATGATAAAATTGTTGGTACCAAGCAAGGACAAATTTATAATATTAAAAAAATTCCAATAAAAGAATATTGGAACGGCCCTCGACTACAAGAAGCACGGTTAAGAAAATTAGGCGACACACCAGATTCTATGTGCAAGATGTGTCAACAAAAAGAATCTATTGGGTATGAAAGTAATAGAATAAAAGAAAATCTTAAATCTGTAATTTTTAAAGAATCGTTTGATCGTAGTTTTCAACAAAGTCCAAATTATCAACATTTTGAATATAGCAAAAACAACAACGGTCTTACTAATTCTCATATACACAGCTTACACGTAAATCTTGGCAATACGTGTAACTTTGCTTGCCGCATGTGTAGTCCGTTTGCTAGTACCCGACTACAAACTGAATTTTTGCAATTAGGATGGATGCAACTCGAAGACAAGTTTACGCATTGGGCCGAGACTGATGCAGGGTGGACTAATTTTTTAAATTTCTTAGAACACCAAGCTCAAAACATTAAAGTTATACATATCATTGGCGGCGAAGTTGAGTTCATGCCCAAATTTGAATTTCTAATAGATTACTTTATTCAGCGTGGTCTGGCAGCCACTGTTAACATTAGTTTCACTTCTAATGGCAGTGTAAACTACTCAAAATATTTTGAAAAATTAAGTCAATATAAAAAATGCGAAATTGGAATTAGTATTGAAAGTGTTGATCCCATCGGCGACTATATTAGACAAGGTGGCGATATCAAAAGTATATTAAAAAATATACAAACTATGAACCAGAATAAGCACAACAACATGCAGTTAATCATTAGAACTGTTCCTAGTTTATTAAGTCTACCATCTTATGTCAATTTAATAAAATGGGCATTAGACATGAAATTACCTATAGATAATAGTGTGTTGGTTAGCCCGGCATGGCAACAGGCTATTCTGTTGCCCAATAATATTAAAACAAAAATTATTAGCAGTATATCAAAAATGCTCACTGAGTTGCCAGCAGCGGATAATAAATTTAATAATCAAAAAGATCCAAATAATATTACTGTTAGTATTCGTAACGAATGTGAAAGTATTATACGGCTAGCTCAACAACTTGCACCGCCCGATGCTGATGTACTTCGCCGTCAATGCGCAGAAAAACTAAGTCAATGGGATCAAATGAAACAAATTAGTATTCAAGCATATTCTCAGGATCTTTATAATTTTTTATTAGAGTTTGGGTACCATGCGTGATGTTAAATTGGAATTAGTGATTGACCCGTTATACTGGGCAGATGCTCCAGAAATTCAAATTGACTTTAACCAAGTGCCGATAGTTAAAACAACACTTACTAAAGTAGAAAGATTTAATTGGATATTTGCTGCTAACGAGGTTAATCGTTTAAGTGTATTTTTTTTAAACAAAACAGATAATGATACTGTTGGAACATTAGACAAAGCGATTATTATCAAAGAAATTGGAATAGAAGGGTTTAAATATCCAAGTTTTTTACACCGTAGTCAGTATTGTCCCAATTATTCTATAGGATATTACAATTATGCTAAAGAAAACAATCTCACAGTTGAACCGATAATACACTCTAATTATTTAGGATTTAACGGCGAATGGTTTTTAGAATTTACTTGGCCTACATTTACTTGGATTTACGAAACCGAAACTAAAAATTTAGGGTGGATCTATGAAAAAAATATATGATTGAGAGACTTGTGATAACTACTAATCCATGGTATGGCTGTATGAAAACACTCAAATTGAAACATTACCCGATGACTGTGTCGGCTTTGTGTATCTAATCACAAACAATGTAACAGGCAAAAAATATATTGGTAAAAAATTAGCAAAGTTTAGCAAGACAACATACAAAGTAGTAAAATTAAAGAACGGCAACAAAAAACGTAAACGAATTAAGAGCAAAATAGATTCAGACTGGCAGCTATACTATGGAAGCAACGATCAACTCAACCGAGACATTCAGGCGCTGGGCGCCGACAACTTCACAAGAGAAATATTATTTTATTGCACATCAAAGGCAGCTTGCAGTTACATAGAAGCTAGAGAACAATTTAATCATAGAGTATTAGAGTCAGATGACTACTACAACGGGCAGATAGTTTGCCGTATACATGGTAGTCACATAAAAAACAAAATTTAAACTTAGACAGGCAACAACATGACTCTGCGGTAGGACTAC